TAAGGTGCTTCGTGTTTTTTTAGCTCCTTTAAGAATTCTTTTCTTATTCTTAAATAATCTTCTTTAGTTTCTTTTATATATCTCATAGTAGTTTTACTATGTATAAGATACTTACCTGTCCATCTCTTTCCATTTTTACTGGAAGGAACATTGCCAAGTATAAAAAAACTATTCATATTCAACTTCATTTGGGTCAGGGATATAAAGACCTAATGTGGTAGAAGCAAACGTTTTACACTCTTCAATGTACGCTTGCATCTCCTCATTAGTAAGCTTTGTGGTAGATTTAGTACCGTGTATCCATATACCTTTTATTTGGTATTTAGTTCTTAAGAACATAGATTTCAAAACTTCATGCATTTCATCTTTATTATAACCTGTTTCTTCAGACAGTAGCTTGACAACCACTGCCCAATAATACGAGTTTAAGTTAAGACTTCGTCTTTCCTTTTGCTCCCTGACTGTAACAACTACAGTCTTTCCCTCGTAATTAAGCATATGGTTGTCAAACTTTTCTCTGTCTTGAAAAGTAACCTTGCCATCTTTTATAAAAGCTCGGTGTTTGTATATCATTAACAGTCGCAGTTTTCTGTAGCTATACCTACATTAAATAATACTAACTTGCCACATCTTTTTGATATATCAAATTTTATTTCAAAAAATATAAAGCTCAGCATTCTAAATTTTAATTCAAATTTATCTAACTGTCTTTTGCTTTTAAAGTAATTTACTACTTTCATAATTAAAATGGTGTTTGAATGTCAGCAGAACTTCCTTGCGAAAGTCTTAAAGCTTCTTCATATCTAGCTCTATCTTCTGCAGACATTGGTTTATTATAGCTATCCTTAAAAGTAATCTTTTTACCAGAAGGATTAGCAAATTTATATTCTACTCTTGATTTTATTTGTGGAATATTGGTGTCTTTGTCTGTAGTCCAATACTCCCTTTTCGCCAAACAGACTTCAATCTTATTGTTTATAACACTATTGCAAGCCATGTGAGGGTCTTGAAATGTAGTTGCTCCTGCAGAGATAAGAAAAGATTTAAATATCTCTGTTCTTACTTTTGCAGCGGCTTCACTGGTATGTGAATCAACTCCACTAAATTTCAAGAATGCTATACCTGCATCATTACCAACCATAAATTCTGTATATGGTGTGCCCTGATAACCTGGTACCTCATCACTTGTTTTAAACTTTCTGATTTCAACTGTATGAGCTCCTGCACCCAAGTAATCTGACTTGGATGTAGAAGCATTTTCTATTTTAGTTTCATTCAATTTTGGAAACATTTTTTATTCGATTTTAATTAAACACTTTCTTTAGCAAACGTGCTATTTATAATAGCAGTTTGTGGTTCAGAGTAATAAGTTCTACATGCGTCAATAACTCTTTTCAAGTCATTGTCAATATGTAAGTCTAAGAACATACCCATAGGACTCTTTGCAGAATCTCTACCTGTTGTATTTGTTCTAAACCTATACTTAACTCCTTCATCTGTTGCTTTTGTATCTGTAAATAGACATATAACAAATTCTTTTTCTACCCTCTTCTTCCATCTGTTACCATCAATGGCAACAAATCTTTCTTCTACTCCATTATCTCCATCATACACACCGTCAATAGCAGTGAATATAACATACTTATTAGAGTTTTTAGATTTGTCTAGTATTCTACCTATCTCTTTGTTATAATAACCCCATATATCAAAGCCTTTATATCTTATTTCGGCTTCTCTATATATGATTTCTATAAGAGATGTAAAAGATTCAATAACAATAGTTTTAATTTTATCACTCTCCATAGCTTTGTCTAAAGCTGAGTGAAATTCAGATACGCTTTTGACAGGTACGTTCATAAAGTCATTAGCGTTTTTGAATGGTAATTGTTTTCTTTCTGTGTTAATCACAGCAGTGGACATAGGGTCAAGATTTCTCATAGAGCTCGACTTACCTGACCCTGAGGGTCCCACAATAATAATGTTCGGTTTCATTTGTCTTTCGTTTTTAAATTAAACAATTCGGTTTTACTTATCGATTTTTTTTTGTTTTTAGATTTGACGAATTTAACATAGCCCTTAAACATAAAATTTTTATCTTCATTAAGGCAAGATTCTATTTCTTCAAAAGTTTTTTTAAGAACCTTTTTAACAAGATTCCTAGGAACTTTTAATTTTTTAGAAACTTTTTTTATGCTTTCGTCAAACCTAATCATAATGTACAAATGTACTTAATAAATACAAATATACAAAAATAAAACAACAAAAAGAATAATTAGTTATCCACGGTAAGCTGTTGGTAACTCTTCAAACTTTGTTAAATAATCTACAAACCTTAAGTACCTACTACCTATACCTATATTTCTACCTTTAGCAAAGATAATTTCAGCTAATCCTTCTACACTATTACCTGAACTATCTTCTTTGATACCATAGTACTCTGGTCTGTAAACAAATGTAACAACGTCGGCAGCTTGTTCTATCTCGCCTGATTCTCTTAAATCAGCTAAGGTAGGTCTACCTGTTTCTCTTTTACTAACGTTTCTAGATAACTGTGACAAAGCTATAACAGTAATATCTAGTTCTTTAGCTATATTCTTAAGAGCCCTAGCAACATGAGAAACTTCTTGTTCTCTACTCCTACCGTGTATACTGTAAGATATTAATTGCATATAATCAACAACTACCATTTCTACTTTTTTAGATATAACATATTGTCTGATTCTATTTAATAAGTATTTTAAAGATGTATTTTTACATTCATCTATATACATATTAAGTTTTTCTAACCTAGCCACACTATTGTGTATCTTAGTCATTTCAACGTCATATATCTTACCTTTAAGTAAATGTTTATTGTTGATGTCTGTATCCCCACTAATTAATCTCATAAGCATCTGATTTACAGACATTTCGTATGAAAATACTACAGTAGGATGTTCTAGTTTTACAGCATTTATAGCTAAGTTTAAAGCAAAACTAGTCTTACCCATTGATGAAGCACCTCCAACAATAACTAAGTCTTGTTTTTGCCAACCACTAGTAAAGTTATCAATAGATAAGAATCCACTAGGAATACC